AGTAGCTACATTTGGAGATACAACGATAAAGTTTGCACCACCTCTCATAGTTAATTGATGAATTTTGTTAGATACCTTTTGTAATTTGATACCTAAAGTTTGGAACCAAGTGCTCTTTTGGTATGCAGAAGCTGCAGCCGCAGAAGAATCTATTGCAAATCTACCAGTAGAAGCGTTATAATCATATCCAACTTTTGCTGACCAATATTCAGTTGTGAAAGCATTTTGTTGTAACATTTCTAAGATTTCTAAGTCGATTTCTAAAGAGATGTATTCAGACAACATTTGAGTTAACTCAGCTTCAGCGTCTACACTATGGTAAGCGTTTAAATCTTGAGCTAATTCAGGAGTCCAAATTGCTTTTAATTTTCTTGTCTTAGCAACGATTGGTTCAGATTTCAATTCTAATTCGATTTCTGGGATTGCTAAAGCCGTTGGGTTATTGTAATCTGTACTTCTATCTTCAAAGTCACCTCTTGAAGTATCAGTTGGTTGTTTGTGATATGATAAAGTTGCACCTACTGAACCAGTAGTTACAGCAGATGTATATCCTGCGAAGAAAGAAGCCGTACCATTATTAACTGAACTATATTCAGGGTAAAAAGTGAATCCAGAACCTGATTGAACTAATTCAAATGCTCTTACTGCTTGATAATCAGCACCTTCGGGTAGGTTAATAGTTAATTTTTTAATTTTTTCAGCTGCGAATGATGCAGAGAAAGTTTCATTTTGTAAATTGAAATTGATATCAGCAATCGAAGCAGAAGTGATAACAGCAGTTGCTGCAACATCTATATCATTGATTGTGTATCCGAAACGTCCTGCTCCGTAAAGACCACCTTCAGCTGCTTGAGTTGAACCTAATTTGTTTGTGTTTCTATCTAAAGAATCTTTACCAAAAGTACCACTGTTACCAAATAAAGAAGAACCAGAAGCTGGTCTACCTACTGTTGTATCAGTACCATATTTGAAATCCATGTAGAAAATAAGACCTGAAGGTAAGTTCATTGGTTGAACTGAAACGAATTCTTTTGCTGCAATTGCACCAAAGATACGTCTTACCAAAGGTAATGCTACACCTGCCCACTCTTCTGAACCAGAAGATGTACCTGTTCTTGTAGCCTCATCTAATAATTGCTTTGCTTGGTTTTCTAACATTACTGCCATACCATGCTTAGTTGTTTCAGAACCTACTCCTTCAAGTAGACCTGTTTTTTCCCATTTGCTTTTCAAACCTCTAGTTTGTTCAAGCATTACGCTTTGAGGGTTAGCGCCAGTCATTAATTTTTTAATGTCCATTGTTTGTTTTTTTAATATTTTTATTTAATAATACCTGCTAATTTCTTAAATCTGTCAGAGAAATCTGTGTTCTCAGCAATTACTTGCTTAGATTGTGCTGGCTTAGTAGATTTTGTTACTTTGCTTGCGATTCCTTCAGAAATAGATTTTTTAGTAGATTTGTTTGTAGAGAATTTGAAGTTTTCTGCTAATGTAGAATACACCAATTTAACTTCTCTAACTGAATTTGTTCTATCTAAAGTTTCAATGACTTTAACTTTTTGTTCGTTAGTCATATTGTGAGCTCTAAATAATTTGTTTGCGAATAACAATTTAGCGTTTAACAAATTAACTTCATTGATTGTTTTTTGTAAAGATTTGATTACTTTGTAAGCTTCATTTAATTCAACTTTCATTTCTTTCTCATCTTCTTCTTTTTCTTCATCAACTTTGTCTTTGTCATCTTTCATGTCAGCTTCCATCTCACGTAAGATTTCTTCTAAGTCAACAACATCTTTGTCATCTTCTTCGGCTTCGTTAGTTACAACAACTTTTGGTGTTTCACCTTTGTCAGTACCAGCTTCAGAACCGTCAGCTAAATTTTCATTTTTTGCTTCTTCATCTTCCTCTTCAGCTTCATACATACCTTCTTCAGTTTCATCATCACCTTTGATTGATGCTTCTAATTCACGAATGATTGCTTCTAAGTCCATATCATCTTCTGATTCTTCATCATCAGAGTCCATGTCCATTGAATCATCACCCATTTCAGAATCCATGCTCATGTCATCCATGCCCATTTCATCTTCACCTTCTGCTTTTGCAAATGGATTTTCTTCTTCAGAATCTTCACCTTCTAATTCTGCAAGTCTAGCTTTCAATTCTGCAATTTCTGCATCTTTGTCACCATCCATAGCATCATCAGCAAATGGGTTTTCTTCTTCAGAAATGTCTGCTACTTTCTTATAGTCAGTACCAGCTTGTTCAGGTTTGCCACTATCTTTCTTTACACCAACTGATAAATCAGTCATTGCATCGTAAGAAGGAGTTGCACCTGGAGTCTCAGCGTATCCTGCGTCTACTTTAGACCCGATACCTGTTGAACTTAATTCTTCGTCAACTTTTTCAGCTTCTTTATCTTCAACTTCTGCTTCTGCTCTCATCTTTTGAGATAAGATAGATTGAAGTCTAGGAGTAAAAGCTTCTTCAAGTGCGATTTTAGCGTTTGCTAAAGCAGTTTCTTTAACGGCTTTGGCATCAGCGATTGCTTCTTTCAATAATTTTGAATTTGCCATCTTGTTTTTTCCTTAAATTTGTTTGTGAAGTTATTCTTGTAGGGAACTCCAATGTAATTATGTTGATTGTTCGGTCACACCTTATAAAGAAGGGTATTCATTAATCAACTCTGTCTTGTAATCTTATAATAAAAAATAAGATATTTGATAATATATATGTAAATTTTTTAGAAAACTAAAGAAAACTACTAAAATAGTTTGTTTTTTCTTATAGTTTCTTCTTTTTGTAACCTCTTTCTTTTAGAAGGTTTGATAAAGTTCTTCCTTTCTCTAAGTTCTTCTATTTGTTTTATGGACTGAACTCTCTTTTTGTAATCTTTTATTGCCCACTCTATGTTTCCACCTTTAACACTTACTACTAACATTCTTCTATTGTAAATTTGTCAACTTGTATTTTGTTGAGTATAATAAAGTTACAACCGTATCTATATCGTTTTGTAACCAACTCATTTGTAATTTTTCGTCTTTTCTTAATTTTGCAACTACTGCAATCAATTTATCAAAATATGCAATTACATTTTTGATATCATTATTTGTATCTAAACCACTTACCGATTGTAATTTAATTAATCCGTATTGTCCTTGATATGCCTCAACTAAACCATCTACTAAACCACCAATTGTATCGTAATAGTTTCCCAACGCAATATGTGCTGAAAATGAACCAACACCTTTAACTCCTACATGGAATGAATGTGTTTGTGTTCTACTATGTAATAACAATGAAGCTAATTGTTCCACTTTGTATTTTTTATTTGTTTCTCTATTTTATTCACCAATCCTCTTTCTTGTGCTTCTTCATACATTGCTTTTGTAAGGACTGCGGTTAATTCTTTTTTAAGTTCTTCAAAATTAATATCCTTATCATTTTTATATGAATTTAATTCCGATTTTAATTCTGGATATGACATTATTGCTGATACTAATCCACCACCAATGCCCATCTTATCTACATCATTATCTATTCTACTTAAAAATGTTGGGTTTTTATATATAGATTTTAATATTTTTTTTAATGCTCTTTGTATTTCAACACTTCTACCATTATAATATGCATCAATATTATCTGCTAATTTACCAAACAGCATACTAAACCATGCAAATAATGCAATACCACCTAATATAGCTATTAAAGAAAATTCGTTTAATTGTTGTTTATTTTCCATTGCAAGTTTTACATTCTTGTAATCCCAATCTTTGTTTCATAACATCTTCCGATAAATCCGCTATTTCAAAATATCTTCCTAATACATGCCCCATATCTTCATACAATGCTTCCAATCTTTCTTGTTGTGATTTTGCTTCTACTGCTTCTTTTTCAAAACCAGCTTGTAATTTTTTTAATTCGTTCATGTTACGCTTGATTGTAACTCTATCGAACCAATCACCACCTTCTCTTAAAGTATATTCTTGTGCTGCATCTGCAATTCCACCCAATGTTTCTGCAATTTGCATAATATCAGATTTTCTATTCATCCCCTCTCTATGTTGTCCGTATGTAGAAATGATTTCTAAAAAATGTCTTTTTAATTCGGTTGGAAGTTGTTGAAACTCTTCGGTTTCTCTCAATATATGTTTTAACTTTATCATAAGTTATCTATTTACAATTTTATTTTTCTTCAATTTTTGAACCGCTTGCATTAATTCGGATGGAGTCATACCTAATGCATCAATCATTTTTGCAATTACATATTGTTCTTTTCTTTTATTAAGATTATATCCTTTTAATGCTTTAATTGCTCTATCTAAAAATCTTTCTGCAGATGCCGGCAATGCAACATCCATATCATCTAATTCTTCTTTTACAATTTCTCTACCAGGTATTAAGTTTATTAACTTTGCCATATTAATTAAGTTCAATTATAATTTCTCTCATTAAATCTTGTGACCTACACCACTTACCACATTCCTCTGCTATCTTTGCCCATTGTTTTGACTCCTGTAAAGGTGCCATAAATGCTCCATGTGTTGATGGGTTTGAAACAAAATCCCACCCTACCAATTCGAAATCTTCTGCTACCATTACGGTACCATCTCTTAATTCTTTAACTGAACCTAAACCTCTAGATGAAATACCTAAACGAATATTGTTCTTTAATAATTCTTTTAAAATGTTTCCAGATGGTGTTGAAAGTATTTCCACTACTCCACACACATCATCACCTTCCCAATAGATTTCTCTAATGTTGTGTGATACATTCTTTAAATTAATAACAGGAGATTCAGGATGGTCTAATTCACCTAAAGCTCTTCTTTCTTTAATAAGTTGTTGATATTTTTGACACTCTCTTTCTAATATTTCTTTAGGATATCTTCTATTATTTTGATTTGGAGCACCTGCTCTTTGAAGAATTCCCTTAACTAAATAAGTTCCATTTTCTTCTTGTTGAAGTTTTGCTTCAAACAAATGTGTTTCAATTAATAATCCTTTACTCATTATTTTTTATTTCTTAATGCTGCTAAATCCGAACCTTCTATTTCACCATCACCATCCACATCAATTTTCTTTTGGCCTGCTGATAATTCAGCTTCGTTGTATCCTGTTAATTTACCTTCTGATTTTGCTTTATATGCTTTATCTACTGCACTAAAAAATTTTACCTTTTCACCATCGGACATATCAGGAATAGATTTACCTGTTCTATCTAACATATGTTTAAATAATTGTTGGTAGTCTGCCTCTTCTTTAACTACTTGACGGATAAGTTCTTTTAATTCTGTATGTTTCATTATTCTGATATTTGTCTGATTTTTTGGTCTAATTTTAATAATCTCTCCTGTATACTATAAATATGACTATTTGTTCTTTTCCAATAGGATTTATTACTAACACCACTTTCATTTTTAATCTTACCATACCAATTAAGAAATCTTTCCATTTCTCTCAATTGTTTATTGATATTAGATATACCTCTACCAATTTTAGATTGTGCGGTTGATTCATCTTGTTTTAATGCCAACCATCTATTTTCATTAACTGGAGTATATCCTGTTAGGTCTGCTTGTCTTTTGGCTTTTTTCTTTTCACTATCTTTACCACTAAATGCATATGGAGTATTATATCCTTCAATATTACCTGTGGTGTTCATTTCGTCAATCATTCTTTCTCTAACTATTTTACGAACGATTTCTCTAATCTTACTTAATTGTTGTTCTTTAGATACTTCTGGCATTTTTTTGTGTTTATTATGCTAATAAATATGCTGTTCCAGATGTTACTGTAATACTTCTAACATAACAAGGAATTGGTTCACCTTGTGCCAATGATTCTAATTTTAAAGTAGAACGAGTGCTAGCCGGTGTTGAACCTGACGGAGTTACAAATCCTTCTAAGTATACTGAACCTGAACAAACTGCTGAACCTCTCATTACACCCCATGCATTTTCCAATGAACCGGATTGTCCTGCGGTATATTCTTTTGCGTTAAATATTCTATAATTTACCATTTTTTATTTTTTTATTGATTCTTTTAATTCTTTTAATAATTCATATGTCATCATCATTGCCGATAAGTGTTGTTCTTTAATCTTTTTAACAGATTTAATTTTTCTAATATTTGTAATAGTTTCTGCTAATTTAATTTTTGTTACTTTGTCAGAAATTTTAGAACCAACTTGTTTTAATCCTTCTACCAATTTAGTTACCTCATTTGAAACATATTCACTTAATTTACCAGTATTATTGATATTATTAATATATTCTCTCAATAAACCCTTTTGGTCATTTGTAAGATTACTATATTTGTTATTAAATGATTCAACTAATAATTTATAAGAAACCGCTCTTAAATCATCATCTTGTTTTCTATATTCTTCTAAAACTGCATCTTTAAGTTTTACATCTTTATTTTGAATAGAAGAATTAATAATATTTTCTGCAATTGTAAATCTTGCTGATACTATATCGGTTGGTTCGTATTGTGTATCGGTTACAACTGTTTCAAATATTTTATAAATAGATGCTAATGTTTTATAATTAGAAATTGGAGATTTGATAAACTCATCTAAATCATAAGTTTCTTTAATCTCTTTTATAAGATTGTATTTTTCTTTTGTAAGTTTTTTCTCATCGATTTTCTTACGAGCTTCTAATATTGTATTAATGAATTGTTCAGCCTTTGATTCTGAATTATATTTTTCATTAATAAGATATTGATATAATTTCAATTCTTTTGATAATTCTTGCTTAGAATTAAAGTGTTCTTTTAAAAGTTTTTCAGCTACTGACTTACTAGATGACATTACTTCTGCAGTAATTTGTCTTACTAATAATTCAAATATAAATCCCGTATTTTTAAATTTCGAATGTTTTATTTTTTTCATCAAATTATACAATTATTCTGATATAAATATATTTTATTATTGGTTTAATACTATTTTGTGTTATCTTCTGTTAAAATAGTCTTTTTATTTCCGTTCATGTCTTTAAATATCTCTAAATACGAATCTCTTGCTTTGTATTTTACCGAACCTTCTTTTTGTTTAAGGGTTTTAATACCTAATGGGTCTCTACCTTCTGGGTGGTCATCTTTACCATATCTAACAGGGTCTTTTGGTCTACCAACACCATCTTCTTCTAGTTCCGATTTTAATCTATCCAATTCTTCTTCTACATTTGTTGCACCATCCGTACCTGTTTCTTTTGCAGGGTCTACACCTTGTGTTTCAATTGAGGTTAAACGGAATGTTTGTTTTGTATCATCTAATACCTGTAATGTCATTGTATCTTGCTCATCTTTTGCAAGTTTCATTACTGCCTCATACATCCATTCTTTAGAGAACATTTTAGTTTGTTGCATTTGTTGAATTAATGCTACTTTAGAAGTGTATAATTCAACTTGCTCTTGTTCGTAAATTTTTGATGGTATTGTAAGTTCCAATGTAAAATCAGTTAATCTATCATCAGTAATACCTTGTGCATATAAGTGAACAATTGCTACTTTAGTTAATTCCGAAATCAATACTCTTTGTATTCTTTCAATAGTTTTTGCAAATCTAACATCTTGTGCTGCAAGAGTTGCTTTACCATTTACATCTTCTTCATATCCTAAGAATGCTTTTGGAATTTTTAATGCTGCCATTAACTTACCCTTTAAGTAGTTAATATCATCAATCATATTATATTCCAAACCTTTTAATGTATCAATTGAAGTACCATTATCATTACCACGAACTGGCATGTAATAATCTTCAATAAGGTTTTGCATATTGTACTTTAAATTATAATCACCAGTTCTTTCGTCTACAAATGGAACCTTTTTAGAACCATTGATAATTTTTTGCATGTAGTTATCGACCTCATTCGGTGGAATATTACCTACATCAATTTTGAATATTCTTTTTTCAGGAGCTCTCATTACTCTATGAATTAACATCGCATCTTCCATCAACATCAATTGTTTCCAAACTCTTCTTGCACCTTCAATCATAGATTTTCCGTAAGGTAAAAAGTTTGAATCTGAGTTTAATCTAAAGTGAGCCATTTCATAGTTTTCAAATTCTTTCTTTGGAGTTTGACCATATCCACCTGATGGGTTTTGGTATGGTGCGTATATGAATTTAACTCTTTGTGGATTTTCTGGGTCAAAATTTTCAACTCTACTAACTTCGTATGTTGATAATGGCATTACATTTACAATACCCAATTTATCTGCTATTTCCAATTGTAAAAAGAAATCACCATATTTTACTAAATTTCTAGTCCATGGCCATAAATTGAATTCTACATTAATAATATCGTAAAATAAATTTTCTAATATTTGTTTTATTTGGTCATCTTCATGATGAATTTTTAAAACATTACCCATTTCGTTTCTTGCAGTAGTTTCATCCGAATATACATCTAATGCCGATGATAGAATCGGGTCCATATCCATAGAATCGTAATCTCTAAACAAGTCAATTCTAACTTGTTGATATGCCATTGATGATTGTGTTGCACCCGTACCATAGTTAGTCACTTTCATTTTCATAAAGCGGTCAACTAAGTTTGTGGTCATGTTCTGCCACTCATCGGTATCAACAACCTTTACACCATCTTGCGTTTTACGGACAATAGTATTTGTTGAAAATAATTTTTGTAACCTACTAAATATTGTTTTATCTGCCATTTTTGTTTATATTATCTTTAAATATACGGAAAATATTTGAGTTTTCCAAATATTACCATTTTCTACAACTCCAATATCTTGCTTTATGTCTTGGTCCTGGACTATCACAATTATGTCTTGCTCTAAATGATTTTCTAGCAGCAGGATTGGATTTTCTTATTCTCATTGTTTTTTCACCTTTGGATGCTGCGGATGTTCCACCATGTCCAAAGTTTACCTTCACTACATTACCAGCTGGGTTTTTTACATATACTTTAAATTTCTTTACATCACCTGCCATTGGTTTTCCCAACTTAACTTCTCTACCCTGATATTCTGCTTCTCTTAAACATTGACATCCTTCATTTAAGTTTTTATCATATGCTCTCATAAATGAAATGAAATCCTCCATATCCTCATCTTCTACATCATATTCTTCAGGTTCAACTAAACCATAATTTACATCATCGTCACTATTAATATCTTCACTTATAGGAACACAATTTGGAACCATTTTACCATTTTTCATTTTACCACCAACTTGTTTATATCCTTCCCAACAAGCTTCGTTTACTATACTTTCACCAAACATACCTACAAAATCACCTTGATATCTATTACCAGGTCTACCTGACATTGCAGTTGCAAAATCTTTTCTAACTTTTTCTTTTCCTTTAGTTATAAAGTTAAAAAGGTTTTTAGCATTCAAATTAAAATCATCTATAAATTTTTGTACTATACTATCACGTGTGCCGGTCAATCTAGCAATTTCTTTTGCTTCTCTGCCCACCATTTCACTTACTACATTTTCACTACAAGTTTTCCAACCTCCACCTTTTTCTTTGTAATTTTTTGCTGCCCAACCATTTGCATATGCAGAAGGATATACATCGAACTTAGATTTTGCTGCCGATTTACTTGCCGACCATTTACCTGGGTCTGTTGGGCAATTCTTTTCTAAAAATAAATTTAGTCTTTCTTCTATATTCATAGTTTCATTTTTTGGTTTTGTTGAAACATATATTGGTTTCTTACCTTGTCCACTACTATCCTTACCACCTCTCCCTGCATCATTTTGTGCTGCTCTTTTCCTTTGAGTTGCACTTTCTTTTTCTTTTTTACTCATTCCGGCTGCTTTTGCTGCAGGAACACATTTTGCATAACCTCTTTTTTCTCCCGAAGTTCCACATGGTGGGTGTTTACCATCGATTTTTTTACCGATGTTCACCCATTTTTCTTTAAACCATTTATCCAAATCTTCGTTCATCTATAAGAGTTTCAACATATAAATATAAAAAAATTACTTAAGTAACCAAGTTAGGTTTTCTATTTCACCTCTACCCACTTCCATTTCATATGGATTTTGTTTTAGATGACCTGATGAAACAAATCCTGTGTATTGACTTACTTGAGTTGAGTTTAACATTGTCTTTGTCAAATCAATTCCTTCTTGTTTTAAACGAAGTGCTGTATTACGAACCCAAAGTCCAATTGCCAATGCCATTGTTAAGTCATCATTATATCCTTTCATTGCTTCCGCTCTACCGGCAGTCCAAATGAATGTAAATAGTTCATCTATAAGTCTTTGAGAACGAATTAGGATATCTTTACCATTTATGTATGTATCTAAAGTAGAAATAATAAGAGGTCTTGTTTTTGATGTTGTACCAAATCCTGCAACCAATTTCTTTTCATCTCTATAAAACTTATTAGACATTTGTTTTTCAACATCGATATATTTTAAATCATTACTCATATAGAATAAATTACCATATCCTCTATCAATTACCTGTTGGATAGTTGCCCATCCTACATTTGAGTTTTCTATAATTAATAATGCATTATTCCATTCTGTTGATACTGCAACTAAAAAGTTTCCAAAATCTTTTGTTTCAATTTTGCCTCTATATTCTGCAACTTGTGAACTATCTTCGATATCAATAACTTGAAATGTGGAATAATCCGAACCATCACCTCTCGCGACATCGGCAACTACCATATATGCTCTATTGTAATTAGGGTGTTCCCATTTCCAATAATTTCCGTCAAACCCACTTTTTTCAATCGGGTCCATAACATATGTGTCTTTATACCATGTTAATAATGCTGGGTCGATTACAGTATCTCCTGAACCTACGAAATCACAATCACACTCTTGTGCTGCACCTTTTACTCCCAATATACGAGTTTGTTCATCTCTCCATGATTGATTTCTTTCAGGATGAACAGTCCAATGTAAATTTATATTATTAAATCCGTTTGCACCACTCTCACCATCGACCCACATTTTATGGAACCAGTTACCCACACCATTCGGAGTAGATAATACAATTGCAGAACCACCCGTTGATAATGTAGATTGTGCCGATAACCAAATTTCATCAATATCTCTAATGAATGCAGCTTCATCCACAACTAACAATGACAATGCTTCCGAACGACCCGCGTCTGGAGAACTTGCGATTGCTTTTACTTGTGAACCATTTTTTAATTTAAGGGAAAGTTTATTATCTTCTACTGAACTATTACCACCATCTCTTAACCATACAGGAAGTAAGTCGTGCATTACTCTTACCTTTTCAACTAAGTTTTTTGCTACAGTTACTTTTGTTGCAATAACCAATGCGTTAAAGTCTTGGTTAAATAACATTTTCCAAAGAATAAATCCTGCTGATAATGTTGATAAACCCAACTGACGGGATTTAAGAATAATATTTAATCTATTTTCTTTAAAATCCGTTAAACACTCCTCCTGGAAAGGATAAAGGTGAAAGGGTATTTTTCCTCTCACCGGGTGCTGAATAACACAATACTTCTTCATAAAGTAAATGGGGTCTAACGCACATTTACGATATTCTTCAGCTATTATTTCTTTTAATGACTTCTTAGGTTGCCCTTGAACTCCCATTATTTTTTAAGTTTCAATTTCCAATACACACCACCACCAATATAAGGTGATAATGCCCCACTTGTACCATCGGTTGTTCTATTTGCAACTCCCAATCCTAAATGGAACATCTTATCTTTTTTCGTATTAACTAAAACACCAAATCCTAAATGAGATACTACATCTGCTTTGTTAAATCCACCTTCAAAACCATAAAATAGTTTAGTCTTTGGTAATTCTTTTACAATTGTTGTTTCTTTAATAGTTCTTTGTTTAACACTTGCATTAAATGTTCTACCTAATATTTTATTTTGAGTAATGGTATCAATTAAAGATACAATACCTAAACTATCTGGTAATTGTAATGTATCTTTGTAAATGTTCTTTGCAAAATAATCTTGTAATAAAGCTTGAGTATCTACAATTGCAGGAATAGTTACTTCCTTAATTGTTTCATGGTAAATATCTTCACCTTTTTTAGTTACTACCTTTGTCTTAACTACTTCAATTGTATCAATTTCATGCTTAATAAGTTCGTACTTTTTACCATCTACTTTTACAATTTCACCCGTTTTTGTTTTGTCTCCACCACATTGTTGGAAAACTACTATTACAATTAATAATGCTATTGCAATGTTTTTTAAATTTAATAATTTTTTCATATTTTATTTTTTTACTAATTCTGGATGATTTAACTCAACCAATTTTTCTTCTAATAATCTTTTTCTTTCTATTAATAATTCAATGGCTTCAAATGCACCATCAATATCTTTTTTCAAATCTTCTTTTACTTTCTCAATATCTACTTCCCATGACCACTTTTCAACTTTACCATCTTCGGTAATTATTTCCATTTGTTGTTTTACACCCCCCAATGCCTCTTCCATTTTAGCCTTATAATCCCTTACATACGCAAGTTTATTATTTGTTATTTTATAATCTTCATAAAAAGGAAATGTACCATCCGCTCTCAATTGAGTTTCAAATTTTGCCAAACAAGTTGTGCACATACCAGTTTTACTAATTAACTTTTTGTCTGCCCAACTATATGGAACCGTTTTACAATCTTCTGAAGAACAATGACTTAATTTATGTAAGAAATCTCTAACATCGTCCATTTCAGTAACGACTGTCTTAAATCCCTTTTCTTGTCTCCACTCTTTACCTTCACTATCTACCCACGTTTCACCAACTTCTCTTTTTTGTTCGGTTTCTTTTTCATAACCAAACGACTTTTTATTGTTGTCCTCTCTACCAAATACCGTATCTATAATTAATTTACGAGATTTGTGAATGTTTTTGTTTTTCTCATCAAAACTTTTTCTTTTTGCCATACTAATCTTCCTTTTTGTAACTGTTTATTATTATAATATATATCAAATTAAGAGTAAAAAATGCCAAGTATCTGATTTAATGGTGCAAAAGTACCTGTAAGTTTATATGTTTTACCATTATAAACAAATACTAACCCTTCACTTGCTACTATTTTTTCAATTCCACCTAATTGATTTAATCTAGATAATTCTTGTTTTAATTTAGCTATTTTAGATGGGTCACCACCATTTCTAACTTGTTGTGCAACTGACTTTAATTTGTCTTTCATTGCTCTAATTGCGTTATCAGGATGAACAGTTAATACACTTCCAACAAATTCTAATACATCTGCACCTACTCCTAAAAATATTTCTTCAAATGGTTTGATATTATTTTTTTGTTGTTTTACAACATTAACTTTATCATTTTGTATTGCCCACTTTTGTAATTCTGGATTTGATATTGTATTTAATCTAAACCCTTTATCACCAAAGGCCCATCTTCTAATCAATGACTCTTTTGTAATTTTATCAATCTTAACAGGTACGTTTGATGTAATCCACCAATCCCACCAGCTTTGATGATAGTCTGCAACATTATCCGAATCGGATAAACTAAATTCGGATTGTAATTTATTTAATTTTGATAAATATTTTCCTTTTTTTGAATTTAAATCATCATTTTTAGGAATAGATGTAATTGGAGGGCCTTGGATTGTATATTTTGATTGAACATCCGCATTTACTTGTTTAATCATTCCTGCCAATGTACTCTCTGCACCATCCACTTTACCAATTGAATTACCACTTATATCATATTCTATACAATTATGAAAAACCAATAAAGCTTGGCCGTAAGGAATTACATTCACTGATGTAGGCCATATAACTTCAATGTTCATAAAGTTTTTACCTTCACCGAATATTTTTTCTCTTTGTTTTTGTGATAGAGACGATATTGCTGCTGATAAGTCTTTCATTGCAAAATTGTATGCATCCGTCAATCCACCTCTATTATTAAATTTTGATGCAATCCCTTCTATTCCTAATGCGTTTGCTCCCGCGTTTGATAAGTGACCTTTGTTACGAGCTGCTATTAATCTTCCTTTTTTCCAACTAATTGCCAAAGCCTGTCCGTCTGTTTTTTCTCTAACTACTCCTAAATCACCATTAAGTGCGGATGATATAATATTTTTTAAATCTCCAAATGTCAAATCCATATCATCAAATGGATGTGCCATGTGACCATATGCACCACCTTCTAATAATAATCCTTCTTTAATAAATTCTGTTTCTACATAATCTACTTCTGGTAAATTTTTGATACTATATGTAATCGTTCTTTCTTCTCCTTCTTCGTCACCAAATATTGCATCTGCTTTTGGAAAATCAGTTTGAGTATATCCACCATTTGTATACCAATCTTCTGATTTATTTACACCATCATTTCCGTCTAATTTTCTTTTTTTTCCTTTAGGAACATATCCACCATCTGGTACACCATCTTCTCCAGTATTTACACTAACTTCACCCAAATAATTGTTTATGAAATTTTCAACATCATTATATAGTTCATCAATTTGTTCATCAAAACTTGGTTTAAGATTTAATTCTTTTTCCATTTGAGTTATTTCATCATAATTCATATTACGAAGTACTTTTGCTACCGCATTTGGATTATTTTGATTTGGTTTACCAAAAAGATATGCATTTATTCTTTTTCTAAAAGTTGAATCTCTATATAGTTTTATCATATTCATAAAATGTACATCCGTAGATTTCATTTCATCAATATTTTCATCTTTTTTAAATATATTTTGACCTTTGTCACCCAATCTAAATGTTGTTGCTTTCTTACCATTAATTGTTGGCATTCCGTAGTCATCCTTTCCAATATCTTTTACAACAACTTTTTTGTTTTTAAATTTACCCATCAAAACAGTATCACCTTTGTCAACATCTATATTAATACTTTCGTTGTAAATTTGTTTATTTATCTTACCATAATTTCTCATTAAGATTCCCGCTACCGCATGTGCTTGGTTTTCTATTGGAGAACCCGTTGCACCATCTTTAACTTCATCTTTAACTAAACCCAATTCATCTTGTTTTCTATGAACCATCTCATGTGCAAGAGTTCTAAGTATGTCTGCCGTCAATCTACCTTCTATTGCAACATATATTTCTTTTGACATTGGATTGTATCCACCTAAACTGGTTTTTGCTTCAGAATATTCTCTACCACTTAATAAAGTAATTTTTGGAGTTTCTTTTAACTTTAATTTTTTAGTTGCGTATTCTACAAAATGATTTATTGAATTTTCTTTTGATTCTGAAAGGTTTTCGTTTAGTTTAAATTTTGATTCTAATTTTTTATTATTATAAGAATCAATCATATCCTCCATTATTTTAGGAGTTATTTTCATATTTTCCATTCTTTCTGCAATTGCAGCTGCGAATATATTAAGTGTGGTTGCGGGGTTTGTACCTTCTGCAAACATTGCAGCCTTTGCAACACCACCTATTGTCACCTCACCAATAGCATGTGGAATTAATTCAATTGCAACGTGTTTTGCAAATGCAGCTGCACCATGTGCTAAACCTCCTGTGATAGCTGCAGTTAAACCTGTTATTACAATTTTTTTACCAACGGATAACATTGCTTTTTTATCATGACCATCTAACTTCTTTCCACTCATTAATTTCATTACACCCTGTCCGGCTGCTTTAAATTCTTGTGCTTCATGTTTTAAACCACGCATAATTGCAAGACCTGCACCCTTTGCTTTATCCATTATTGCTTTACCCCAACTTCTTCTTTCGGTAGAACCACCATTGTGTAACTTTTCTTTAAAAAATTGTTTTTCTTCTTCTGACCAGCTTTTAATTTTATCACCAATTCTTTTTACATATCCTTTTGCAAAATCGGATGACTTTTCTTTTTCTATATTTTTTTCTGCCGATGATTTTAATTCTACACCACTTAATTTTTGTTCAGGTGATGGGCCTTGTTCTTGTCCTGCTTCTGGATTTGTAGTAGAAAGTGTTTCTTTATCCATCTTACCTTGAGCCGTTTGTCCTTGTTTTACAGGTTGGCCAGGTTCAGATGGTTTGGCAGATTGTGTTGCTGCTTTTCCTGGTTGTTCTTTTTTCTTAGGTTCATTTACAGGTGCATCGGTGGGCCCTTGTATTTTTGCAGCTTGAATATGTGCCGGATGGTCTTTTGGTAATCTCAAAGCATTTCTTGCTTTAATTTTCTTTTGTTTACCATCTGCTGCTGTATATGTAATATCTACATCTAAGTTTTTATTTGGAACTTCGTTAAGATATTCCATTAACCATTCCTCAAACATTTCATTAGTTATAGTATTTCCAATTATTTCTGCAATTGGGTCATATGGGTCGTTCTTTTTATGCCAATCCGGTTCATCTGATGGATGTTCCGTTTGATGTCTTGTAGGATGTGGTTCAGGTCTCATTTCGTAAGAAGGTTTTGTATTATTACTTTCTTCTACTGAACCTGTTGGTGCACCATTGATATATCCACCTGGTAAAACTAACCCAACACCTATTCCACCCGGCATTCCATCTTCATTTAATTTTGAAGTAATCATTTTAAAAACTTCTCTATCAAATGATGGGTATGCTTTTAAGAAAAACTTTTTTGCTACCTCTTTATTTGAACTTCCTAATTTTTTTCTAACATCAGTTCCACTTATTGGATTTGCTTCTGCAGGAACTGGGTAATAATAACCAACCTCATCATAACCATATCCGGCTTTACCTTTGTATGGTTTAAAATATCCACTCTTTAACCTACTGGCATCCTTTTCTCCGACTGCTGCAATGTATTGAGTAGTCTTACCATCGTATTTAGAAAGTATCTCTACGGGTCTGTAAGGGTTGTTTACTTTGACAAATTTAGATGCTGGTACTCCAAACATCTTAATTGCAATTTCTTTTTTCTCCTTAAATGTAAATGGAGATTTGTCTGAACTTGTATCGTTAGAGGTTCCAATATATACATTTGCTTTTCCAAATTTAGAAACTAAATCTTCGTAAGCCGCATAATGTCCTTTGTGGAATGGTTGAAATCTACCACCATATATAACAATAGTTTGTGTAACTATTGGTTTATTTACTTCTTTCAATAAATTCATGTATATAAATATCCTAAATTATTAGAAACTCTTATAAACGAATGGGTCTCTTTTTTTTAATTCTGCTAATTTTTTTTGAAGCTTTTTTCTGTTTTGTCTGGTTTTGTACCAATCTTTAATTTTTTTAATAATTTTTTTCATATTTTTTATTTATTGTATAATTCTGGGTATTCCGTTAATATATGAATACCACCATTTTCAATTGCATATTTATAAGATAATTCAACATCTTGCCATGTTTTTAAATCATGTATTTCAATATTTGGACACATTGTTTTAAATTCTTCAATATAATTTGCTTTATGTTGGTGGCCAGGGTCTAATGGTGTGTCCGCACCTTTACCAACTCTAATAAGTATATTGACTTTGTTTTCCGTCATTAATTCATATTTGTCAATGTGATTAACTAATTGATTTGTTGCTGATATAATAAAATCCCATCTTGGGTAGAATGTAATAACTCTTTTTCCAGTCATTGCCAAACCCAAACTCATACCCATTTGAGTTTCTTCCATAACAGGAACTTCAATCATTTTTTCTTTTGGTACATTTGTTAAAGTTGTACTCATAGGATTTCCGGCATAAACTATTTGTTGGCCGATGAATATTGTATCTTCCAATTTGGCCAGTTCTGTCATTACATTTATTAATGTATCTTTATATGATATTTCGTTTGTATTCATTTTATTTTATTAAATCTATTTGTTGAATTTATATTTTCTATAATATTATTTGCAATCACGTTATGGCATTCTTTTGATATATGTGAATCCATGGGTGGATTTTTTAAATTTTTAAAATCATTTCTTATAATAAGATTTGAATTTTCTGTTGTTAAATCCTGTATACAATTATATTCATTATCATTATATTTTAATGTAATAAATCTTTCATTTAAAAATTTATCATTTTTTATGATATTAACATAATCGGGTGTCCAAGAAAGTAATTTTGTTTTTATACCCATTTTTTCATAAAAAATAAATTTTTCTTTAATATTATTAACAATATAATTTAATAAATCAACAGATTGCCATTCTTCATATGTTTTATTATTAGATTCCAACCATTCGTTAAATATGTCAAAATCTGCCATGTTTAGTTCAAAATCTTTTTTAGGTTTATTATATGCATAACCTGCATTGAAAATATATTCTTTTCCTTTTAATACAAATTTAAATTTATTTCTATCCGGTTGGCTTGTTTGTAAAATAATATACGCAATATCCTCAAATTTATATTTTTCTTTATAAAAATGATTTCTCATTGGATTATTTTCAATTTGTAAACAATGGTTTATTAATTCAAATGAAACATCCTCATTACCACCATTTTCTAAATGTACTATTTCAAATGTTTCAAAATAATTTGCAACAATTCTGGGGAATCTAATTGTTTTAATAAAATTTAAATGTGAATCAGTATATTCCGATTTTACAAATTGATTATCTTTTGGTAATACTATATTTGGTAATGTAGAATAGTGATGCAGTCCCTGTCCCCAAGTAAACGAATCTCCTGCGAATATAATTCCATTCATTATTTAAGTTTTAAAATTATTGTATAAAATAAAGATTTTCCAGTCCAACCATAATCATTATATTCAACATATTCTATTGTAAAATCATCGTTAGTTAATTCAATAATATCGTTTTCGGTAACACCTTCACAATTTTCAACAAGAATTATAACACCATCTTTATTTAAATAATTTTTAACATTTTTGAAAAAATTCTTATGAAAATTCATATTTTCGTCTAATGAAATTAATTCTTCATGTTTACTTCTATATCCTCCAGGTCTTATTGTTTTAAAATGTGGTGGGTTACTAATAATTGTATCAATATCATTATTTGCAATCAATTCATTAAATCCATTTGATTGAATAAATTTAACATTATTTAAATTGTTTGTTTTTATTGTTTCGTTTATATGTTGTAAATTTTCATTGTTAATATCAACTAAATATAATTCATCACAATATTTTTTGGCCAACAAGTGGAAACCCATAAATCCAGGGCCTGAACACATTTCCATAATATTTCCTTTCTTAATGAATTTTTTTACGTTTTCACTATCCAATGCGTTTACACCAAATGTTGTTCCACCACCATCTAAGTGTGGTTCGTATGAAATTTTAATATTATTTGTTTCAAATATCATTATGGTTTAGAATTTGGATTATATAAATGCTTATTTGCTTTATACCACTCAATGGTTTCTTTTAAAGCTTCTTTTATATTTCTCTTTGGTTTCCATCCTAAATCGTTAATCTTTTTAGATGATAATAATCTAATAGGAATCATTGGTGCTTTGTTATTAACATATTCAATTGGATTTGTATTACCATCTAATTCTTTAATGGTTGCAAGTGTTTCATTTACTGTAAACCCTTCTCCATAACATACATTGAAAATATCATATGTATCGTTATTTTCTGCTACAAAGATAAAACCATCTGCCATATCTTCAACATGTAATAAATCTCTTACTTCCGTGCCATCACCCCAAACAGGAATTGGGTTTAAACCATCTGCTACTTTACGAATATTTGCAGGAGTAACGTGACATTTTTCAAAATCAAATTTATCATTAGGGCCAAATGCGTTTGAAGGTCTTACAATCAAGCACTGCATTGGTTCGTGAATCTGATTAGAAAAAAAATCACACAACATTTCACCATATCTTTTCATACCACCAACTGCTTTATAAACAGGTAGCATTGGTGTAGCATGTATATTCATATCTTCGGTACAAAACTCAGTTCCCATATCAGGATAAGTTGTGTTAGATGATATAAATAAAAACTTTCTAACTTTGTTTTTCCAACTTTGTTCCATTAAGTTTACATTCATCTCCACATTTGGAGTAACATGTAATAGTGGGTTAAATTTGGTATCTAATGCATTTGATGTGTTTGCTGCACAATGGAATACTACATCCACATCTTTACTGATTAGGTCACAAAACTCTGCAGTTTGTAAATCTCCTTTGATGTGTTCTACTTCATTCGTTCCTTCGAAATCGTTTCTCAAATCTCTACTGAATGATGTTGAACGAAGGTTTCTATAACCCTTTTCGTATAGTAATCGTAATAAATGTGAACCTATAAATCCACTTGCTCCTGTAACTAAGACCTTGTCTGTTTTTTTCATAACTTTGTTTTAAATATATATTGTTTCTTTTTTATAATTATTTATTTCATAAAATGCATTATCTTCTAATACCCATTTTATTAATTCTTTTGTTCTATCATTATCTTCTATAATTAATTCATGAACTCTTTTTTGATTTGCAATTAATCTATCTTTACATTTTAAATAAATTTCATGCATATTCAATTTTAATAATCTTTCAATTTCTTTTGCAATTAAATTACATTTTAAATATAAAGGAGTATATTCCATATCAGTACTTGATAAATCATTTATTTCAATTTTATCATATGAATGGTCTATTATATCATCAAACATATCAAATCCAAAACTTCTAAAATATTCAATTATTTTAGTATGTCCCAATAAAATTGGAAATTCTAAATTTAAAAATGGTTTTATAGATTTTTCAGTTATAAAATTTACTTTTGTTGGAATTGTTTCAGCTATTATATTAACATAAGCTTTATTAACAAATTGATTTTGTATTTTAAATCTATTATTAGATTCTTTCCAATTTGGGTCGTCTATATCTACTTTTAATTCAGGAATTTTTATTGAACGATACTCACATTCTTGTGCACTTAAATAACCAAAATCTTTATATTTTAATAATTTATTAACCAATACAATTCTATGTGCTCTCATTGTATTATTTAAACATATGTACAATTTATCTCGTTTATTTTCATTCCATTTTACACCACCAATTATATTAAGACATACATCGGTTCCGTTATTTATTTCTATATACTTATGAAATGTGTTATTATTACTATCACAAAAAAATCTAGGACCTGAAAATGGGTATGTAAATATTTCCCAATCTTGTTGGTCAAAATTTATAACATCTAATGGTGTGATTATTTTTTTTCGCTTATATGAAATATTATTTTCTTTTAAAAATTCACTCCATACTTTACACCTACTATCCAAATTATCAGCTTCTCCACTAAAATCAATCACAAAATCGTCACAAGATAAATTTTTTATTTTTTCAATATCTAGTTCATTTCTTTTACCATAATCTAACCAATAACCATGTACGCAAATTATATTATAAAAATTTTTATTTTTTTCTTGGAGTGAATAAAAATTATTTTGCACAGAAATTCCACCATTTGTTGAAGTAAAAAATGAACAATCATATTTTTCTGATAATGATAATATTGTAAAATTATTGTTTAAATAAGTTTTGTATAACACTATAATCTACTTTTATATTCTAAAATTGATTTTTTTAATCCTTCTTTTAAAGTTGTTTGTGGTAAGATACCATATTTTTTTTGTTTATCTGCACCTAAACATCTAATTGGGTCACCATTTGTTTTTGTAGAATCCCATGTAATAAGTTTTGTTTTACCTGTGATTTCTTTATAACATTCAACAATGGTTTCAATTGTTTCTTTAATAGTTACTGCTTCTGCACATCCAAAGTTAATAATATCACTAACTTCTTTTTTAACTACATCAATTGCAGCTTGTGCAACATCATCACCAAATACAAAGTCTCTTTTAGATGAACCATCTCCCCAACATACCATTTCTTCACCTTCTACATTAAATAATTTCCAAATATTAGAACTAATAACAGTTGCATCTTGTGCAAAGTTATCATTGATACCATATATGTTTGAAGGTCTTATAACTGTCCAATTTTTCCAACCATATTGAACTCTCAACGAATCCAATGTCAATTCACCCATTCTTTTTGTCCAACCCGGATGCCAATCCAAACGAGATGGAGTAGATGCCCAAGTTTCTTCTTGTGACCAAATATCTTCTTCATTCATTACTTCTGCCGGCTTATAAACACCAACTGATGAAAGATATACAAACCAATCAACCTTTGCATCAAACGATGCTTTAATCATATTAGTATTGAACATCAACATTGGGAATAGGTAATCTGCAGGTTGAGTTGATGACCTTGCTGGTGAACCTTTTACACCTGCAATATGTAATACGATATCTATTTTTTCATCTGCAAATAAACTTTCACAATGAGAAAGATATGTTAAGTCTGTTTTTACCAATTCCAATCTATCATTATATTGTCCTTTTAGAAAGTTTAAGTTTTCACTAAATCTAAGGTCTACTGCGTATACTTTTGCAGCACCTTCTTCTAAACATTTTTTAACTGCCGGCAATCCAACCAATCCGTTTGCTCCGGTTATAATAACTTTTTTTCCTGTAAATTCCATTATATGTGTTTTTTTAAATTTTCTACAAATACATTTTCTTTTTTAGTTGCCCATAATAAAATATGATTTCTATTATATACCAAAATATCTTTTATAGATAAATACCACTCATGTATTATATCTAAATCCAACTTTGATAATCTTTCTATTTCATTACAAATTGCAATATATCTTTCACCATCATTTTCTATTTCATCATAACTTTCATCAATAAATCCATCAAATGTCTTAAATCCTAAAGAACGAAAATATTTTAAATAACCACAAGCTCCAACTAATATAAATGGTTGCAATGTTGTGATTGGATTTATGACCTTTTCTGTTATAAAAATATCTTTTTCAAAATTTGTTTCAGTAACTATGTAAATATATGAATCTAAAAATACTTCCCTCTTATAAGCTTTACCACATTCAAATCCTTGTTTATCATCACTTCCATGTGTATCTATTTCCATTATTAATTTTGATGCAAATCCATCTGCACTATTTTTTATATCATTATCAAATGTTTTATTATTTGTAATATATAACCGATGCTTTCCTTCATTATGAAATAAAAACGATGCATATAATTTATCCCATAAATTTTTACTTTCAAAAAAACAACCCATTGTATATCTAAAATCTTTATTTGAATTTCTATTTAAACAAACAAAATGTTTATTTCTTTTTATATCAATTTCGTTTTCTCTAATCCACTTTGTTTCATATCCCAATGTATAATTTGGTTCTGATTTTAGTGATGCCATTCTTTGTGCAAACCCAATTAATAAATTATCTTCAAAATAAAAATTATAATTTTTAAATCTTTCATCTTGTTCAAATAAATTGGAAGTTCCCATAAAAAATACAAAATGTTTTTTTAAATCTAAACCCATGCTATTTACTTCAATTTCTAATTTTTTAATAAAATTAAACGAATTTAAAAATGGTTCATGTGAATAATTTATTGCAAAAATCAATCTATCTTCTAACGCTAATTTAATAGCTTCTTTTGAAATATTTTTTATATTAAATGAATATTCTATACCATCATCTGTTATAAGATGTCCTCCTATTAAATAATTTATTTGACTAAATATTTCTATTGGATATACATATTTTTCATCATCTTTAACATTATTTATATATTCGTGATTTCCTATTGGTGAAGAATTATACCACCATATATTTGAATGAAATGTTCTAAATTGAAATTTATTTTGGTTCGCAGTATTATAATCTCCATCATTTTTTTCAAAATAATCTATTAAAGTTTTATCCCATAAATTTGGATATGGGTGATTTCTTTTTTGGTCGTAATTATCGTAAATAAATTTCATATTAAAATGCTATCCATTTACCTGTTCCGTAATGTGGAAATTTTGATTCGTATGAATAATATATAACATCATCGGGTATTTCTCTTTTTTTATTCCAAGTTGCTTCGGTTGGAGTATAGGTTGATACTCCATTATCTTCCACCACAAATACAATTGGTAAATCAAAGTTTTTTGCGTATTTGTGCACTTCATAAAATATACCACTTTCAAAAGACATGTCACCAATAAATACAAATACTTTTTCATCACTACCTTTTTCTTTAATTCCCATTGCAACTCCCAATGCTATTGATAATGTGCCACCCACAATTGCAGATGAATAAAACTTTTCATTTACCTTGCAAAGAGTGATTGATTTTCCTTTAAGAATTTCTTCTTCAATCCAAACAGGACACACTTCTTTTAATAATGCATGGTAGTGAGAACGCCATGTACTAAAAACCCAATCCGAAGTTTTAATTCGTTTGAATATTTCAATCAATTGTTCTTCATTGCCATTTGATAAATGAATCGGGCCTCTTATTTTTGCATCTTCCCAATGCTTTACTATTAAATTTTCAAAATCAATTAAAGATTCCTTTGTTTGTTGAATATCTCTTACTATTGGATATTGTTCTAAATTTTTTATCATCTGTCTCTTTTTTGTAATATTGGGTTTGTTGTTGGCCATTCCATTTGATATTCGGGGTCGTTCCATTTTACTACACCTTGCTCATCTGCATCCACATAACCATCTTTATAAAATAAGTTATAATGAAACATACAATCGGTTAATGCGTAGTGTCCGTTTGCAAACCCCGGTGGTACTAGAACTTGGTTTCTATTTCTTTCGGATATAATAAATGCTTCCCACTCTCCTGATGTTGGTGAATTTAATCTCATATCTAAAACGACTAAATAAATATCACCTACTGCAGCTTGAACCAATTTCCACGTCTTACTATCCCAATGTAATCCTCTCAATACACCTTTGTATGATTTTGAAAACCTACCATGAATACTAATCTCACTTTTGTCATAGTGTATTTGTGTCATTACAGGATGTTCTTCCGAATGAAAAGTTGTAAATATCTCACCTCTGTATTCTCTATAAATTGATGGAGTATATGTTGGTACTTCATAACCAAATTTTTTCGATGGAGTAATTTGAAACTCATCCCATTTGTTACTCATATTATGTTTGATTTGCGTATCCTAAAGGAAAACCATTTCTAAATTCAAAACCCATTTTTGGTACTATCATTTGATATGCCATTATAAGTTCTTTAATACCTCTATCTAAATCCCATTGTGGG